CCGGAGGAGGTGTCGTCGACCGCCGCCTTGGCGAGGATTACCTCCACCTCGCGGATGGTGTCCGACAGATCGACGCTCGCCACGATGATCTGCGGCGTCTTGAGAATGAATGAGTTTGTTCGGCTCATTTCTTACCTTTCCCCGGCTGCTCGCCGGTCTCGCGAATTGCTGGGCTGGTGATTGGACTCTTCGCCGCGATCTCGCGCCGCTGCGGCGTGGCGGCTGGCTGGCGGCCTGCCCGCCCTGACCGGTGAGCCGTGATAAGCGGGGCCGGTGCGGGCAGGATGTGGCCACCCTCAATCAGGGACTTCTCTTGGGAGCCCGTGAACTCGTGCTCGAACGTCTGGCCGCGACGAAACCCGCACACGAGTTGACTACCGACGACTCGGTATCTGGCCATTCCTTTTCTCCCTCTCAGTCGTTGGGCGCGGAGACATCGACCGTCCACTGGACGGCGAGGATGTCGACCCCGGCGCGATTGACATAGCGATAACCGGAGCACTTTCTGACTACGAGATCCGTCGATAGACCATCGAGCGTCACGTCGGATTCGAGCGCCGTCTTGACGGTGCCGGCGCCGTTTCCCATCAACCCGTCGGCTATCTCCTGTGCACGCTGATCAACGATCGTCCCGACCATCAACTCGACGACGAATCTGCGCGCGTCCGTGCCTTCGGACTCGTAGTAGTCCGTCTCGTCGGGGTAGACCCAGATCGCCGGATAGGTCGGATTGGTGATCAGGTAGGTCAGGAGCTGAACGCCCGTGATCCCGGCCAGGTTCGCGATCAGGCCCGTGCGGATGCTCTTGATGACGTCCGTCATGCGATCCCCGGGTGCTTTCTGAGCGGGTTCAGGAGTCCGTAGATGTCCGGGTCGGAGCGGGCGATCCGAAGCGCGGTCATGCTGTCGAGTCCACCCGAGAAGACGATCCCGAGCGGTGACGATCTGACGCGCTGAATGAGCCGCTCCGCAAGAATCTGCGCCGCCATCTCGACGCGGTCGGGAACGCTCAACCAGCCGAAGTGGCCCACGACCTTGACGCCGCGCGGCACGCCTATCGGGAAGTAGTAGGCGCTCTGGGGGTGCTGGCGCAGGCGCCCGTAGGGGACGCCGTCTGCTACCGCGTTGAACGGCTCGAGCACGTAGTCGCTGTTGAGCGTCCAGGTGTTCTCCCAGACGCCGTCCGCGTCGTTGTCGGTCGCAAGCGAGGTGATCGAGATGAGATCGTCGATCCCGACAGAGGCGAAGGCTCCGGCGGTGTAGTAGCGCGTCTGGTCATTCGACGGGTCGCGGTCGTAGAACCACCGGCCGCAGAACTCCTCAACCGCCTCGCAGGCCGCAGGAACCGCGAGGTCGATGTCGGCGTCGGCGTAGGTGGTCGAGCCGAGAGAGGCGGTCGCCTTGATGATCGCCCTGGTTGTGTAAATGCCTGCCATCAGCGTTTCTTCTTCGAAGTCGCCTTCTTATTCGCGGCGGCCGCCTTCCGACGAACGAGCGGCGGCAGCGTCTTGTTCTCCGGCGCTGCTGGGATAGCCCGGTTCTCGGGAGCGAGCGAAAGCGCTTTCTCGGCCACGCCCGTGGCGATGTAGCGCTCTGCCCAGCGATTGGGAAGTTGCTGCTCGCTACCGGCGGGTAGCTCTTGGATGTGGATGCCGTCGAGAGCTATGCGGCGGCGCTGTTTCATGATGATTCGTGTTGGCATGGTGGAGAAAGGGAAAGAGCGCCCAGGTGGACGCCCTCTCCCTGACGGCCTCCTAGACCGTCGCGCCTCCGAGATGCCGCGCCCGCCCGCAAACGACCACTGCCCCGATCGGGGTGCCGTTCGTGTGCGTGCCGGTGACATCGACGTACAGGCGGATGTACCGCTTGCTGCCGATGTAGCCGACGTGGAACACCGCACCGTCCTCCGCGGCGGCGTCGACCGTCGCGAAGATGCCACCCGTTGCCCAGTCCCCGAGCACGTCCGCTTCGGCGACAGCGGTCATGCCGCTACCGTCCGAAGCGTCGCCCTCCTTGAGGATCAGGTCGAAGTAGACCGAACCCGAGAGCGTGTCGCCGGACTCGCCGACGTCCACGATCAGCTCGGCCGCCTCGTAACCGGCGAGGTCGACGACATCGCCCGTGCCCTCGGAGTCGTTGTTGACCACGATGGTCTCGAGCGCCTGCTTGACCTCGATGTTGTTGTGCAGATCACGCATGTTTCGTCACCTCCTCGGTTAGTAGATGGTCAGGATCTTGATCGCCTCGGGCACGACCACCTGGCCGCCGACACGCTTGCGCGCGTGGAAGCGGACGCAGCCGGAACCGGCCTGCGTGTAGGGGTCACGCTGGATAGCGATCTGGATGCGATCCACGATCCAGTACGCCTTCTTCCAGTCGCCCACGGCGAGCGCGTGCGCGCCATCGGCCACTGCCGGCATGTCCGTTGCCATCCGGTAGGGACGGCCGAGGATCGTGGACGGCGTGCCGTCCGCGAGCCCGGGCTGCCAGAGGTACTGCTTGTCGTCGTCCTTCAGGAGCCGCGCCTTCTTGACCGTGGCGCGGTTGAGCAGCCAGGTCGCGTTGCGGTGGTAGGGCTCCTTGAGCGCGAAGAGCAGCGTGGCGAAATCGTCCGCTGCTAGATCGTCGTTGGACGTCGAGGTGACGGCGTTCGAGTGAACGTCGGAGTTGACGAGGAAGCCTTCCGGCTTGCCCACGCCAGACCCGCTCACGAGAGCCGTACCCTCGGCGACGCCGAAGGCCTCGCTGAACTCGCCTCGGATGATCGACTCCAGATCGAAGGCCGCATCCTCGAGCTCGGCGTTCGAGATGTCCGCGAGCGCGTACATCTCGTGCGTCGGGATCTCCTCGAGACCGTAGGTCGGGTTGGTGGTCTCTGATCGGCTACCGGTCTCCGAGATCCACGATGCGGTCGCAGCGCCCGTGCGCTTCGGCGCCTTGATCGACATCGCAGTGGTCGAGCGGACGTTGGCGAGCTCGCGCACCGGCGAATACTCGGTGACGCCCTTGATCAGCTCGGCGACGAACTGATCGGGAGCGAGGAAGCCCGCGCCCGTATCGTCTCCGACCTTGAGGACCTTCTGCTCCTCGGGACCGACTACGCCCTTGCGGGCCCACTCGAAGAAAGCCTTGTGCTCGGGCGACTCGGTATCGATCTCCCGGGTGTCCATGCTGGCCTTCTCCAAGCGCGCCTCGAGCTCGTCCATGCGAGTCGAGATGCGATCGGTCACCTGCTTGGTCTCGGCTGAAGCCTCGCCGGACTTCTCTGCCTCGGCGAGAGCGGCCTCGTGAGCCGTCTTCAGCTCTGACCATTCGGAGCGGAGTTCCTCGATGAGGGTCGTGGTCTCCTCATCCATTTTGGTTCTCCTTCTCTTGGCTGAACAGGTCGCGCAGAGTGGCAAGCGCCGGCTCTCGCTTTTCGATGGCGGCTTCCTCCGCCGAGTGCTCTTGCGGCTCGGCGTCCGAGAGAAGTGCCCGGACTACATCTGGATGGACTTCGCGCAGCTCGCGCAACGTGGCGGCGAGCCTGGCGAGTTCGCTCGACTTGACCGACCCGACCAGCGCGAGTGAGTTGGCCGGGAAGGTGGCGAGCGAGTATTCCCACAGCTTGATCTCCTTCAGGCGGCGCTTGCCGGTGTCGTTGTCCACCAGCGACTTGACCGTCTGGAACCCGATCGAGAGACCCTTGAGCGCCTTGGCCTTGAGAAGCTCATAGGCCTCTAGGCCGCGCTGGGTAGCGAGCACGAGCTGACCGCGCGTGTGCAGTCCGTTCTCGTCCTCTTCCAGCTCGAGCGAAACGCCGATTACCTCATCCGTCCAGTGCTGCCAGAGGATCGGCACCTGCCCCTTGGTCTCGCGGATCGACTTCTTGAAAGCGCCGGGCTCGATGACATCGCCGTAGAAGTCCTCGTTTCCGAAAACTGCGGCATAGCCCTCGAACTGGCCGTCTTCGGTCAGGTCTTCCAGCTTCACCTCGAAGCGGAAGTCCCTGACCTCGAAAGGCCTTTCGGCAGGCTGACGCTCCAGCGTTTCTGCTGGCTTTTTCATCTCAACTCCTTCCGCTTACTCGGAGGTCTTGTCTGGGTTGGGCGCCCCGCCTACGGGCGTCTTCTGAAGTTCGTCGCCGTCGGGATGCGGCGGCATGTTCTCGAGACGGCGTATCTCGTTGCCGGTGATCCAGCCGCCCTGCCGTGACTTCACGTGGCCGAGGAAGCGCGTGACTGGATCGAAGCGAATCAGACCGTCTGAGAGGTGTTCGCAGAAGAGGCCCGATCCCGGCGGGAAGAGATCGCGATCGGCGTTGAAAGCCTGGTCGATCGCGGTGTAGATCCAGCCGAGACCGAAGGTGAGGAGCTGCGTCCAGTCCTTGTCGGACATGCCCTGCTCGCCGAGGCAGAGGAAGGCCGGCGGGAGACCGTAGATCGAGGCCACCTGGCGGGCCGTGAACTGATTCGACTCGACGAACTGCGCATCCTCGAGCGAGATCGGGATCTGATTCGCCTTAGCGCCGCCGCCGAGCGCGGCCGTGCGCGAGACGTTGCCCGAGCCGCGGTGCCGCTCATCCCAGAACTCCACCCACGTTTTGGCCTGCG